CTAACATCCATGCTAAGCGAGAACGTATCGCTAAAGGTAGTGGAGAGAAGATGCGTAAACCTGGTGCTAAAGGTGCACCTACTGCAGCTCAATTCAAGAAGGCTGCTAAGACTGCCAAGAAAAAATAGTATTGGCAAGTCCGTCAATACTGCGCGTGTATTGGCGGATTAGTTGGAGTAATCAATATTAAAGTTCTTCGCTTTATTATTATGATTCCTATTCTAACTACTCTGTCAGTCATTAGTTCATGGTATGGTCCTGGATTCCATGGTAACCTTACCGCTAATGGTGAACGGTTTAATCAACAATCCCTTACTGCTGCGCACAAGACACTTCCATTTGGAACACGCCTACGGGTATGCTTCAAGCGGTGTGCCGTTGTTCGGGTAAATGATCGTGGTCCTTACATTCATGGTAGGAACCTAGATCTCAGTAAAGGTGCGGCTGATGCTATCGGTCTCACTGGCTCTGGAGTTGGACGGGTACAAGTAACTCGACTAAACTAACTTCAAATTATGACTGCTACACTCGCAGCTCCTAAGTCCCGAGTTAAACCTTGGGACTCTTTTTGTGACTGGGTAACCAGCACCGACAACCGTCTTTATATCGGCTGGTTTGGAACACTGATGATTCCGTGTCTCCTTGCAGCTACCATTTGTTTCATCATTGCCTTCGTGGCTGCACCTCCTGTAGACATTGATGGCATCCGTGAGCCTGTATCAGGCAGTCTTCTTTATGGAAACAACATCATATCGGGAGCCGTCGTTCCGAGCAGCAATGCCATCGGACTACACCTGTACCCAATTTGGGAAGCTAATTCACTTGATGAATGGCTCTACAACGGCGGTCCTTTCCAGCTCACCGTCTTCCACTTCCTCATTGGCATCTATGCTTACATGGGACGAGAGTGGGAACTTAGCTATCGATTAGGGATGAGGCCCTGGATCTTTGTCGCATACTCAGCACCTGTCGCAGCAGCAACCGCTGTATTTCTTGTCTATCCCTTTGGGCAGGGGTCTTTCTCGGATGCTATGCCTCTGGGTATATCGGGAACCTTCAACTACATGTTGGTTTTCCAAGCCGAACATAACATTCTCATGCACCCGTTTCACATGCTTGGGGTCGCTGGAGTGTTCGGTGGGTCGCTATTCAGTGCGATGCACGGCTCCTTGGTTACTTCCTCTCTCATACGGGAGACTACTGAAGAGATATCTCAGAACTATGGCTATAAGTTTGGACAAGAAGAAGAGACCTACAACATTGTAGCTGCTCATGGATACTTCGGTCGTTTGATCTTCCAATATGCAAGTTTCAATAATAGCCGTAGCCTTCATTTCTTCCTTGCTGCTTGGCCTGTTGTTGGTATTTGGTTTGCTGCTTTGGGCGTTTCGACCATGGCTTTCAATCTTAATGGTTTCAACTTTAACCAAAGCCTTGTCAGCTCTGAAGGGAAAGTGATCAACACTTGGGCTGACATTCTTAACCGAGCTGGTCTTGGTTTTGAAGTGATGCATGAACGTAATGCTCACAACTTCCCACTTGACCTTGCCAGTGCTGAAACCACTCCCGTGGCACTGGTAGCTCCTTCTATTGGATAACAATGGCATACAATCCTAAGGCATCCATCGTGGATGTGTATTATTGCACCCCTACAGATAATGACAATGCATTTATCTTTGCATATCCTGCAGGACAAGTTCTCACTGAACTGTCCCCTCAAGGTGTCATCTGCCAACCGGGTACTCTTGCAACAGCTCCTACAACTTGGTAACTGAATACGTACGTTCATCTCTTCGGAGACGGGTTGCTCAAGGCTGGAACGCGCATGAGCTTATACGGTATTCAGTATGTCTATTCAAGTTACATACACCTATCGTGGTGTCAAATACACTAAAACTGTGAACCGCTAGTGCGGCTTGGGGAGGTGCGATCCCTCCCTTCACTATTGGCTTTGGCCGGTACGCCGATAACCTTAGCCATTGACGGTCTGGAGAGACAGACAAACAAAATAACATTGAATGCACATGACTACTCGTGTGAATTCCTAAGCGCTTAGGGAGAACGTAACAACACTCTCTCTTTACTATTGTGGCTAACACTATTTTGACCCCTAACGGTTCTATTAATAAGAACCCCTCCACCATTGGTCTTACCCAAGGTGGTGCTGCTTATGACGCTAAGTACGCTACTTACCTGAAACTGTTTTCGGGTGAGATGATCAAAGCTTATGAAAGCGTTTGCATTGCAAAAGACACTGTTCAGAACCGCACTCTCCGTAACGGTAAGAGCCTGCAGTTCATCTACACTGGCCGTATGACGGCGGACTACCATACCCCTGGCACTCCTATCCTGGGTTCTGGTGATCCTCCGGTGGCTGAGAAGACCGTGCTGATGGATGACCTCCTGGTGTCCTCGGCTTTCGTGTATGATCTCGATGAGACCCTGGCTCACTACAGCCTGCGCAGCGAGATCTCGGCTAAGATCGGTCATGCTCTGGCTGAGGCTTATGATAAGAAAGTGTTCCGCACTATCGCTAAGTCTGCTCGTACCGCTCACCCCATCACTGCTGCTCCTGGTCCTGAGCCTGGTGGTAGTGTGATCAAGCTGGGTGCTGGTAACGAGTACAATGCTCAAGCTCTGGTCGATGCTTTCTTCGAGGCTGCTTCGATCCTGGATGAGAAGAATGTACCCCGTGGTGGTCGCACTGCTGTGCTGTCCCCGCGTCAGTACTATGCTCTGATCAGCCAAGTGGATACCAACATCCTGAACCGTGACTTCGGTAACAGCTCTGGTAACCTCACCTCTGGTGAAGGTCTCTATGAGATCGCTGGTATCAGCATCAAGCGTTCCAACAACCTGCCCTTCATGGCTGGTACTGTGGCACGTGTGAACGGTGAGAACAACGACTACAGCGGTGACTTCTCTGCTCACTGTGGTCTGATCTATCAGCGTGATGCTGCTGCTGTGGTGCAAGGCATTGGTCCTAGCATCCAGACCACTGGTGGTGATGTGAAGGCGATGTATCAGGGCGACCTGATCATCGGTAAGCTCGCCATGGGTGCTGATTGGCTGAACCCTGCTGCTGCTATTGAGCTGCAAGCTGCCTGATAGGAGATAGGATTATGTCTATCACTCCTGGTACTTCTAAGGTTGTGAAAGTGACTGATCCTGCAGGTGAGGTTTCGGAGTCTCAAACTCTGAATCCTCCCACTCCTGTAGAATATGGTCGCACTGTAAGTGGTGGTATCCAAGGTGATGCTACCGCTGGTTCTACTCTTCCCATTGCTTGATAAAACATGGCTAACCTGACTGTTGCTGCTGGCGGCAATGGTGTGGCTGGAACTGTTGATTTTGCTGTTCGTACTGTGACTGGTGCCTATGGTACCACCTACAGTGATAACGGTACTCTCGCTGTTTCTGATAACCACGCTGTTCGTCGTTCGGTTTCTAAAACCCGTAGTGGTTTCGGCTCTGCCGTAAACGCTTCTACTGTGTACTCTGAGACTCAAGGTTTCCGCACTGCTTATGCTGGTGTGGAAGCTGATTCTCCTGCACTGGATGCAGCTCGCGCTGCTGTCTGATTAACTGGGGAGGGCTTTATTGCTCTCCCTTTTTTTATATTGCTAATAACACTATTGTTATGCTATACTCAACCACTGGCTCTAAGACTGAGCTGCAAGCTGTCAATCAGATCCTGGCGTCAGTTGGTCAGGCTCCTGTAACTGCTATTGATACTGAGACTATTACCGACAGTAATGGTAATCAAGTCACTATCGTTTCCAACCCGGACGTTGCGATTATATACGATACTTTGTGGGAAGTATCAAGAGAAGTACAAAGTGAAGGATGGACTTTTAATAAAGAGTTTAACTATCCACTCCAGCCTGATTCTAATGGGTACATTAATTGGCCTAACAATGTTCTGCAATTAGACATTTCTGATGATCCACAGTACGTTGGTTACAGGGATGTTGATGCTGTAAAAAGAAACGGCAGACTTTATGATCGAATGAATCATAAAGATACGTGGACTGAAACCATTTACTGTGATGTCGTTTGGCTATTTGAGTGGGAAGATCTTCCGTCTCCTATTCAAGATTATATTACATGTAAAGCTGCCTCTATTGCATCTTCTCGTCTTGTGGGTGATGGTACTCAATACCAGATTCTCCAACAAAAGGAAGCATTTGCTCGTGCTATGGCACTTGAATATGAATGCAATCAAGGTGATTATAGTATGTTTGGCTTCCCACGTCAAGGTACTTATTACCAAAGCTACCAACCGTATAACACTCTGCAGAGACTCTGATGGCAGCAATCACTCAATCTATTCCTACATTCCTGGGTGGTGTTAGTCGTCAGAGTGATACCAAGAAGAAGCCAGGACAAGTTAATGAGATCCTTAATGGATACCCTGATCCTACCTACGGTCTTCTTAAAAGAAACGGTAGTCAGTTTCTTGGTAACCTAGCTACTTATGTAGATGACCCCTCGGACACGCTAAAGGATGGCTACTGGTTCTCTATTGCTAGGGACAACGATGAACGATACATTGGTGTTATCACAACTACTGGTAACATTCGTATCTGGAACACTGTTCCTAGTTTTAGTGGCAATCAATTGGTCTTTACTGAAGCTACTATTGCTAATAAAACTGATGCTGATGTAGTTGCCTATCTTACTAAGGCTGCTGGTGTAGCGTCTTCTGAAGCATTCCATACATTCACTTATCTTGATCAAACTTATGTGATCAATAAGAATACAAATGTATTGATGAATGCCAAAGATAATTACTACCTAAGGGCACGTGCTACTGTTATTCTTGGTAGCATTGATTATGACCAAGAGTATGCAATCTGGGTAGGTGGTACTAAATGTTCATTTACTACAGTCGATGTTACAACTGCTGAGACTCGTGGTGATCCTGTAGATGCTGATGAAATCCTTAGTGGATTGAAGACAGATCTTGAATCAAAAGTAGGTACTAACTATAACATCTACAAGTATTCTAATAGCTTGGAGATTGAACGTAAGGATGGTCAAACTCCTTTCACTATTGAAGTACAAGCTGGTATTCAAGGTGTGTCGTTGACTAGTTATCAGGATGAAGTAACCTCCTCAGCTCGTCTTGCTGCATTTACTAAACCTGGTCGTAGGGTTAAGATCCTTAACTCTATTGATGAGCGTGCATCTTACTACGTTAAGTTTGTCGCTACTGGTAATGCTACTGGTGACACAACAAGTGCTGTGAATGCAGGTTCTGGTTACTGGGAAGAGGACCGTGGTTGGGATATTGATGTAGATCAAAATGGTCTGCCTGTTTCCACTGGTGGTAAGTTCATTGCTCAACTTGCATCCACTGGTTTCAATGCTCAGACAATGCCTTATAAGATTCGTAGTACAGGCACTAATGCCTTTACCATCGGTAAGGAAACTTGGGCACCACGTCTTACAGGTAATGACTACGGTAATCCAGTACCTTCCTTTGTAGGTACATCAATTAAATTTGGTCTTGTCTACAGTAATAGGCTTGTCTTCCTCACAGGAGATACAATTGCTATGAGTGTGGCAAAAGACTTTGAGAACTTCTTCTTTACCAGTGCTCAAACAGTCCTTGCCTCTGACCCTGTTGATGTAGAAACATCTAGTACTAAAGTCAGTAACCTTTACTG